TCCGTTTGACTATCGCCCCGTAAAACGCAAGCAATCGCCTCCGCCGTCCGTTGCCCATCGTTTGCCATGCATCCCGTTTGCTAGGGCCGCCGGTTTGCTAAGCAGTCCGTTTGCTTTGCATCTGATTTGCAGCCTGGCTATTGCTATTGAGACCCAGTCTCAGGGGGGGAGGGGATCGCGTTCTCTCTCTCTCTTTTTATCTAGATGCATCCACAAGCCACTTCTAAAAAAATTACAAATGGGGCCACCGTACTAAGCAAGTGGTAGGAGTAGGTGCAATGTAATTGTAGGTGTGGTTTATTTTTTAAACTTTTGTACAAAAGCTACTTGACTGAATTGCAAGAGTTTATCTAAAACAAGGGATGGGCAGGAAGTCCAAAGCAATTGTGGAGAGCGTAGGCGAAGCGCAAGCGAGCCTCAACTACCGTTACATTGAGAAGCGTAAGCCTAAAGAGGCAGCGTTAGCCTTGGATATGCTGGCGGCAGGAGAGACCTACTCCAAGGTGATGGAGGTTACAGGTATAGGCTTTGTGGCACTTTCTGCTTTGAGGGCGCGGCATGAGCGGGCTTTGGAAGTAAGGCGCAAGGAGCTTGCGTTAGATGGCTTTGAGATGGCGGAGAGGATGCGGGCGTTGGTGGCGAAGAAGGCGGAGATGTTGATGGAGGATGATGAGGCGTTGATGAAGACGCCGCTGAAGGACTTGACGCTAAGCTATGGCATTAGCGTGGATAAGGGCTTACAGGCTCTTGGGGAGCAGAAGGTGGTGGTGGAGCATCGGACGGGCAAACCTACCCTTGCTGATGCTATGAAGGCTATTGAGGAGGCGCGGGCGGCTTTGCAAAAGGAGGCTATTCCAGTTGAAACAACCATTATTCAGGGAGTGGGATCCGAAGCTGACGTGGACGAAGACCGTGAGTAAGGACGGCATAGTGAGTTGGTGGTGCGCGGCTACACGGGTGAAGGTGGTTTATATCGCCAAGCAATGTCTTTAACGTGGCGTAGTCATCCTGTTCTGAAGCCTCCTACGGTGGAGGAGATGGCTCGAATGGAGCCAGAGAAGCTGGTTAAGCTCTGGACGCTCTACCATGAGGCCATTGAGAACGCGGAGAAGGATCCGTACAGGTACGGGTTTGTGTTGCCGAATTGGGACAAGGCGGATGAGCTGTTGTCCAAGAAGAATGAAATCCTGATTAGCGGGGGTAACCGTTCAGGTAAAACGACTTACGCAGCGCAGGCCTGTGTAAAGGCGGCTATCGAGAATCCGGGGTCCGTCATCTTCTGCTTTAGCCAGAATGCGGATGTGTCTATCCGTCAGCAGCAGAGTGCCATCTACGATGCCCTTCCAGAGGAGATGAAGAGGAAGGTGCTGGGTACGGAGGAGAACGTCTCGTATACGCGAAAGAACGGGTTCTCTAAGGCCAGCCTGATTCTGCCGGGGTCTCTAAGCCAAATCATCTTCAAGACCTATGCGCAGTTCTTGAACAACGATACGATTCTTGAGGGCGCGGAGTTGGGTAGCCGGGATCCCAAGTGGATCAATATTGGGACGTGGTGCGACGAATATCTGATTGGGCCAGAGCTTCTGGCTACCCTGCGTTTCCGTTTAGCCACCCGTAACGCCAAGATGATTGTGACGTTCACCCCTATTGATGGGTACACGGAAGTGGTGCGGGATTATATCGAGGGTGCGCGGACGTTGGAGAGCCGGGAAGCTGAGCTTCTGGACAACCGCAGAGTTCCTTATACGCAGGAGTCTAAGAACCGGAGTGCGTACATCATCTACTTCCATAGCCGCGACAATCCGTTTGGCGGATATGACCGTATTGCGGAGGATCTGAAGAACCGTCCCGAGGACGAGATATTATGCCGCGCCTACGGCGTTCCGACGAAGAGCAAGAGTACCCAGTTCCCCAACTTCTCGATAGAGGTGAACGTCGTACCGCATGAGAAGATCCCCACCAAGGGGGTTACGCGGTACATGATCCTTGACCCCGCTGGTCGAAAGAACTGGTTCATGGCTTGGGTTGCCGTTGATGAGAGCGGTACATTCTGGGTCTACCGGGAATGGCCGGATGTCAACGTGGGGGATTGGGCCAAGTGGCATGGCGGGAAGTGGATTGGCGGCGAAGGCTCTAAGGGACTAGGATACGGCATCCGCGATTATGTGGAGTTGATTGGTAACTTGGAGGAAGGCGAAACTGTCTTTGAGCGGCTGATTGACCCACGCTTGGGTGCCGCGAAGTATCAGACGCAGAACGGGGCATCGTCCATTATCGAGGACTTGGCGGATGCGGGGCTAGTGTTTGTTCCCGCGCCGGGGCTAGACATCGAGGATGGTTTACAGGCGTTGCAGACCAAGATGGCCTACAATCGCAAGACACCGATGGATAGCGTCAACCGCCCGCACTTTTACATCTCTGACCGCTGTCAGAACATCATCACCGCCCTACAGGAGTATACGTCCGAGGGTGGGCCTGATGAGGCATGGAAAGACCCTGTAGACGTAATCCGATATGCCGCGATTGATGGCATCCGCTACGTCGATGAGAAGAGCTTTAACACCAACCGTCTCAAATCTGGAGGATACTAATGGAACCTATCAATACCCCCGTCATCGCGCTGGCTGACAAGCTGGGCGTTCCCGTCAACAAGCTACTGGAGATCAAGAACCTCAAGCTCGTCAAGGGCGAGCATTACACAGGCTACGGCAAAAACACCTACTTCACGCCCAAGGGTGTTGAGGAAGTGGAGCTTGCGTTGGAGATTCCGCTGGCTGTACCGGACAAGCTGAACGGCACGGTGCTTAGTCCTGCACGCAACCCAGACTGGGTGATGGTAAAGCTGGAGCACAAGGACGGCAAGATCCCGGTGAAGATTGGCCGTAAGTTCCGTGGTAAACTTATCGGCAAGAGAATCTTAATCGACGCTATTACGGACGCTAGCGGGTCCACTACCTATCGTCATGCAGAACTCCGAGGATGATCCAACGTCCAATCGGGAGTGGCTTGCCGAGCAGGTAGATCGCCTGCTTGGGTTTGAGATATTGCATCGGTCGATTCACGCAACGTATCAACCTCTAGAAGCCACAGCACTCTCCGACAAAACCGGAATAGACCGCAACGCGGCTAAACGGATTATCAACAACTTACGCAAAACGCTACATGACCACCGAAGATAATACCGAGGCTCTGACTTACGCCGCGAACAAGCCGAACGTCAAGGCTCTGGTTGATGCCTTCGACCGTACTGCCAACGATCTGGAGTTCTACTTCGATCAATGCCGCGACAGCTACGACTATCGCCGCAACATTTGGCCGGGTAAGTCTGACGATCTTCGTAAGCATGGGCCGGAAGCGTTCCCGTGGGATGGTGCTGCGGACAACGAGGCACACGTCATCAATGAGAGAATAAACCGTTACATCGCTTTGTTCATGTCGGCTATGGTGCGTGCGAACATCCGCGCCTATCCGGTGGAGATGGGAGACCTTGGTCGCGCCCGCACGGTGAGTGCGTTTCTCAAGTGGATGGTGGCTTCCTACATCCCCGGCTTTAAGCGGCAGATGGAGTTGGGTGCCAACTACCTTCTGGAGCGCGGGCTGTGCATTACCTACGTTGGCTGGCAGCGCGAGGATCGTACCTTTAAGCAGACGCTAACGCTCGATCAGTTGATGGCTATTAGCCCAGATGTTGTCCGAATGATTCTGGAAAAGTCAAATGATGGTCAAATGATTGCGCTTCTCCAGCAGCAGTTTAACAACATCCCCGAGAAGAAGGCCAAGCGCATCCTCAACGACTTGCGCAAGACTGGCCGCGCCGAGTTCCCGATTGTTCGCCGCAGCGTTGACCGTCCTTGGGTACAGGTAGTGGCTCCTGATGGGGATGTCCTGTTCCCGGCCTATGCTACGGACCCGCAGCGTGCTCCGTATTGCTTCTGGCGTACCCTGATGACTGCTCAGGAGTTGCGTAACAATATTAGCTCCGAAGGCTGGGACGCCGACTGGGTGGAGTATGTCATCGAGAACTGCAAAGAAGCGGGAGACCCCCTCCGGTTGGAACGCCGCAATCAGTTCACTTACACCACAGTAACCTACGATGCGTCGGAGTTGTATGAAGTAGTCTATGGCTACCAGCGACTAATCGACGAGGAAGACAACTCGGAGGGGATCTACTGCACGGTGTTCCATCGTGAAGTGTATGGCAAGCAGGAAGTTCCTGACTTTGCGAAGTTTGAACTGATGAATGGCTACGAGGACTACCCCTTCGTTGTCACCAAGCTGTCTGAAGACAACAAGCGTCTTTACGATATTCAGTCGGTGCCGGAACTGCTGAAGGGCATCCAATGGCAGGTAAAGACGGAGCGTGATAGCCGCACGGATCGCAATAGTCTTGCGACGATGCCGCCGATCATGCACCCTGTTGGCAATGCACCATCCGACTGGGGACCGGGACGTTACATTCCTTACCGCCGCGCTGGGGAGTTTCAGTTTGGTCCCACGCCCCCATACAATCCCGGCTCCGTTGAAATGGAGCGAACCCAGCTTGAGCAAGCCGACAAGATTCTGGGACTGGATGTTGGCAATCCGCTCTCAAGCGTTCAGCAGCAATACTTCGTTGATAAGTTCCTCACGCACGTCCGCGATGTACTGCGTCTCGCTTACAAGTGTTTCCAGCGTTTCGGCCCCGACGAAGTGTTCTTCCGTGTCACGGGCGTCTCGGACCCGCAGCGGTTCAACAAGGGCGACCCGAACGAGAACTTCGACATCATCATCAATTATGACGTTCTTCAAAATGATCCGGAAAGCGTTGAAGCGCAGCTACAACAGTTTTCGGCACTCCTGCAACTCGACCGCAACGGTCGTATGGATGTCGATATGCTTCTGGAGTTGGGGGCTGCGGCAATCAATCCTGTTGTCGCGGACTCCATACTTCGACCCGCTGGCCAAGCCCAAGACCAAATCACGAAGCAAGTTACGGACGACCTCTCCAAGATCTACGCAGGCATTGAAGTTGGTGCGCGTCCGAACGGAGCGCAAATCGCTCTTCAAGTGATCCAGTCGTACACTCAGCAGCCTGATGTTAGCCAGCGGTTGCAGAACGACCAAGCCTTCCAAGCCCGCTTCCAGAAGTACGTCCAGCAATATCAGTTCCAGATGACACAGGCCCAGAACGCCCAGATTGGTCGTATTGGTACTACCCCTGCCGCGATGGGTGAAACTAACACCCAGACCATGCAGCAGACTCCGACTGCCTAATGAACAAGACCGATAGCCTCGACTCGCTCATTCACATCGACGCCTATGTCGATTTCCTTCAAGGGATTTACGCTATCCGTGAATCCCTGATTCAGCAGATGCACGATGTCCCATCTGATCGCATCCAGCAGATTAGCGGACGTATCCTCCAATGCGACGACATCTTGTCCATGGGTGGGTATGAACGTCTTGTTTCTCGTAGAGGTAATGTCTGACATATTGGACGCTACTTATTGTAGCGTCAGTTATGTCTGACGTAGCCGCTTAACAAGCGGCGGAACAACTGAAATAAAAGAAACCCCTTAAAAGAAAGGGGGATTGTTAAGGGGGAGAAAAAGTGGCTGTCAAGCCTTTTTTCACATCCCATAACCAATACGCAATTTCTCGTTCCCTGTGCTGTGGTATATTCCCACTATCGCCAACGCGAGGCGTTAAAACGCGGAAAACCAACTATGTCAGATGAAGCACCGTCCGTCGCCGGGGACGCTAAAACTTCGGTGGTGTCAGAAAAGTCTAATATTACAGCGAGTGAATACGCTACTCGCCGTTTTGGTGAATTGAAGGTTAAGCCGGATGGGGCGTTGAACCCCGCCAGCCGCCCTCAGTCCGCCAGCCAATCCGCGCCAGCGGCACAGGAGGAACAGGAGCAGGCGAGCAACGACCAAGCTTCTACCCCCAATGCTCAAGGCAAGGACGTTCCTTCACAGGTCGAACTCTCGGAGCTTTCCGACGAGGAGATTCAAGAACTAGCTCAGAAGGGCAAGTCTGGGCTGCTGAAGCGCATTGCTGAACTTACGGCCAAGCGAAAGCTGGCTGAGGAGAAGGCGGCGCAACTGGAAGCCTACATGGCCCAGCAGCAGAACAACAAGCCCCTTGAGCCGAAGGTCGAAAACAACCCCTACGAGAACATTACATCTTTTGAAGACTTGGGCAAAAAGGCCCAAGAAGTGAACGATGTTGTTGAGTGGGCAGAGGATGTTCTGGATCGCGCCGAAACCCTTGGCTACGAAGATATTGCAGCTACGGTTGATGGCCGCGAACTGACTAAGGCTCAGGTAAAGGAGACGCTTCGCAACGCCCGCAAGGCCCGCGATAAGTACCTCCCAGCGCAGAAGAAGGAGATCGAAATCGCCTCACAGCGTAAGGGTCTCCGTTCTGCTTTTGAGCAACAGGCGGTCAAAGAACTTGAGTGGCTTTCCACTCAGGAAGACAATGACACTAAACGCCAGTTCTTTGCGATGCTGAATGATCCGCGTCTTAAGGACGTGGAGAAGGCAATGCCCGAAATTGCCCCTCAGCTT